CACGCCAAGCGAAAGGCCAAAAAAGCCAAGCGACCCAATAAATCCGAGCCATTACCAGAGGGGTGAGATTGAGTGCATCGACGCCCTGCGAGCCTGTCTGACTCCCGAGGAGTTCCGGGGGTACTGCAAGGGCAGCGCGATGGCCTACCTCTGGCGGCTGGGTCAGAAAGACGCCCCGGAGCAAGAGGCTAGAAAGGCCATCTGGTATATGAATTGGCTTGCAGGAAAAGATCCAAGGGGTTAAAATCCCCCCGTGCTATCTCCTTAGAGACTTGGCCCCGGTGTTGTAGCTCTGCTCCGCCGGGGCATTTTTTTACCTACGCACTCTGTAGATCCGACGGCTGCGACCCGGCCCATCCTTGGTAACGACTTCCTCGACGACATCTCCGGCTTCCAACAGCGTCTGGAGAATCTCGTTACGGTCGCGGGCCTTCATACCCTGCATGGACTTGGCCAACTGAGTACTACTGGCTCCGGCATCCCCCTGCTTGCGGATGAAGTTCAGAACTCGCTTGTGCGAGGCTTCGGTTTCGTTCTCAGCCACTTCGCGCACTAACAAGTCTGCCGTGTAGTTGAACGACCAACGCGCCAGATCATTCGCCATCTTGAAGATTTCAAACGTCACGGTGGGCGATATAGGATCACGCGCTATGGCTTCGATCATCGCGAGCTTAACGGTGATTTCGCTGTAACGCACCCACAGAGCATCATCGCTACGAGACTGGTTCAACTGCCAGTTACGCACCGCATGGTATTCCTCAAATGCCTTGTCTTCCCAATGCACGATCATGGGAACGACGGCACTATTAGGTAACAGCGGCTGATTAGCGAGGTTGCCGATGCCAGCGGGGACTACGTTGTACGAGTCCATCATGTCTTTAACGATGTCTTCTGGCGGCGGCTCTGACACCGGGATTTGTGTTTCCGGGTAGTCCTCAAACGGCGGGATCATCAAGATGCGCGAGAGCGTACCGTTGTCCACCATGTCGTGGTTCAGCGCCGGGATCAGCGTCCTCGGTGTCGTCGTGCCAAAGAAGTTGAAGTTCGGCTGATTGATGTCAAGACGAATCCGGTTAGTCGAGTCGGCATATTCCTGACCGTGATACATACCGCTGCTGCTGGAGTACACCTCAAGCAACGTCTTGATGATGTCGCGCTGATGGCTCGCTGCATTCTTAGCGGTCAGGCTCTGAAGGTACAGACCCATCTCGTCCAGATGACTGATGCGCGAGGGAAAGTCGAACAGCGTTCGTAAGATAGCCACGCCGGAGCTAAAGCGATCACCGCAGATCAGCGGGTGCAACCCTGCTGCATTCATCAGTTCTTTGATGCGCTGACGACTGTGGTCTTTACCGGCACCGGGTTTGGCAACGGCAATCGCAAACAGGTTGCAGCGAGTGTTCAGATGGGCCATGGCATACCGCCGCCCAAAGATCGCGCCAAACATCACCAGAGCATTCGCCAGAGCAAACGTCGGCTGAGGCTGTTGAGCAGTCGCATTGACCCAGCGCACGACCCTGCCAATCAAAGACGGGCTTTGGAACCACTCATGCGGGAAGTTTTCTTGGGTGCTCTTAGGTATCTTCTTAGGTGTTTTAAGCCCCGTTAGATCCACCTTCACCGGCTTGATGGGATTCAGATCCAAGTGTGGCGGGGGAACCCAACCGTTACGTTGCGCGTAATAATATAACGTGCCTGCTCCGATCTTAGATGGCGGGGACTTGCTGTAGTGTTCCCATCGCTGCTGAGTTTCGAGGCCGTTGTACTTACCGGATTCACGTGACCACTGATCGAATATGTGCATGCCCTTGGCTTCAGTCGCGCAGTAGATCGCCATACCGATGCGGTTCCAGTCATCCCACGACAGATCGGGATTCGGAACAAACTTCAGCGCATCTTCTACCGCTGCCAACGTACCTACCAAGCCGTCGTGAGAAGTCTTCGCGTCTTTGTCTGGCATCACCGTGCTAACTAGCCGGGTACGACGCATAGATGGCGGTAATGCCTTGTACGCCTCTTCTGCCGCAGCCAAGACTTGCTCTCGGGTTACAAGCGGCAACGAACTAACAGGCGTCTCATGCGGGCACTCCAGCGGCCACGAATACGGCTTGCCGGTTTCCGGGTGAGTTGCATACGCCACGAATTGCTGACCGATCCCAAGCACTTCAATCGGGTGCAACGAGATCTTGGTGAACGGCTCTTCGGTGCGATAGAGATACAGCGCCTTGGGGGACTTGCCGATACGGATCAGGTCGGTGCGGCCCAACTTCTGCTGGAACACTTCACCCACGGCAATCGCAATGGACTCATCCAGAATGTCGATGTCGATGGCGACGACTTCACCCGTCAAGATACCGATGCCGCATCCCGGCCACTTAGACCACAGATCGACATGCACTTGCTGGGCGTTCATCTCCGTCCAGCGGGCTAACTCTCCCCACTTCTCACCGTCATAACGACCGGGGCGCTTGGTTCCCGGCATAATCGGAATGATGCGATAGCCCGCATCGACGAGCTTCGCGCCGTATTGTTCTACATAGTTCTCAGACATTTTCGATTTGAACCTCGACTCGCTCCTCTCCGTATTTTTTGGAGGCCACGAGTTGTGCTACCGCTGCGTCATCTGCAAAGACAACGCCATTCAGCCCATCCATTACCGCCTTAACGATATTGTCCAGATCCGGACGAGAGATGTGCCACCCCGTTTTCTTTTTGTGTGCAAAGTAAGCCGTGACCGTTACCTTGACCGGCCCTTCAAACATATCCTTGCCGAGCATAGCCACTTGAGCCAATGCCTTGATATTCATTTCGTAGATTTCAGTCTCGCGAGGCGTATACGTCACCACCTTCGAGCCACGACGGGAGAATCTGGGGCGACCCTTTGGCATCGGCTTCCCATGAATGACCATATCAACTACTTGTCCCATGACTCCCCCACGATCTTGTAAATGCGTTCAACAATGCTTGACGGAGTATCCGATTGCCCTTGGATAAACCGTGTCAGGGTATTGCGATGAATGCGTATCTTTTTGGCCGCAGCAGATAGCGTAAGACCTTGTTTACGCAACGCTAATCGTACCCGCTCGCCCTCGCTCATATATGAGTTATAGCGCAGAACTACTTGACCTTTGGTTTTACGCTCAATTACCTTCAACCACTTGGGCGACGGCAATCTGGAACCAGAAGCCCACCGAGTGACCGCAGCGCGGGTACAACCGCACATAGCCGCAAAATCCTCGTGAGTCAAGCGATTCTCTTCCAGCCAGTCTGCAAGAGATACGATTCGTGTTTTCATGGTGACATCTTGCCACCGCTTGCATTCCGTCACAAGGGGGTGTAGATTAAAAACCGTCGGGCAACCGACTGAACGCGAAACTCGAAACTTAAACACTAAACACGGAACACGAAACATGCGAACTGAAACTGAAATTGCCGAGGATTTGTTCAAGGCCAAGCAAGAAGAGCGCGAAGCCGAAGAACGTCGAATCCAGCTTGAAGAAGAACTCGTAGCCGTTCTAGGCAAGCGAGACGAAGGTAGCAAAACTCACACGGTTGGCCAGTACAAGGTTGTCATTACCGGGCGAGTGAATCGGAAGATCGACTGGGAAGCCTTCGATCAACTGTCTCACAAGATCCCTGAAAACCTGTGGCCGGTTAAACGTGCCCTAGATGTGACCGGGGTCAAGTACCTCGCGAACAACGAACCCCAACTGTACAAGGTGCTCGCAAACGCTTTGACGGTTGAGGAAGCCAAAACCACTGTATCTATTGTCATGGGAGCCTAAGAGATGGCCATATCACTTAAAAGCCTAAAGAAGACTGGCGTAGCCCGTCCGCCGCGTATTGTGTTGTACGGAACGCATGGCATTGGTAAATCCACCTTTGCCGCGCAAGCGCCTAATCCTGTGTTCATTCAAACCGAAGAAGGTCTGGATGCGATCAATGTCACGGCATTCCCGCTGTGTCAGTCGTTTGAGGACATGATTGATGCGATTGGGTCGTTGGCCCAAGAAGATCACGACTTCGGAACCGTAGTCATCGACAGCGCCGACTGGGCCGAGCAACTGGTTCACAAGCGCGTAGCCAAGGACAACAACGTGGCTACTATCGACGCTATCGGTTACGGTCGTGGTTACAAAGCGGCTACGGATTACTGGAAGCAGCTTCTGGACGGGTTGGATCACCTCCGCTCGGATAAGAACATGCAAGTGATTCTGCTCGCGCACACTCAGGTCAAGCGATTCGATGACCCGCTGGCTGATCCGTATGACCGTTACCAGTTGGATCTACACCACGGTAGCGCGAGTCTGATTAGCGAATGGTGCGACATTCTCATGTTTGCGAACCAGCAGTACAGCACGGTTAAGAGTGATGTTGGCTTTAACCAAAAGGTCACTCGTGCGGTTGGTAGCGGCATGCGTTTGCTCTACACCCAAGAGCGTCCGGGTTGGCAAGCTAAATCCCGCTGGCCGCTGCCGGATCAACTTCCCCTCGACTATGCCAAGTTTGCTGAGGCGCTTGGTACTTCTATGAACAACGTGATTGGAGAGTAAGACAATGGCATTGCTTAATTTGAATCCTGCTGATTTTCAGAACATTGCTGACGATACCCAACAGATTCTTCCGGTTGGCGAGTATCAGATGCATATCATCAACTCGGAACTGCGCGACACTAAGGCAAGCGACGGTCAGTATCTCTGGTTGGAGTTTGAGATCCTCGGACCGAAGTTTACGGGTCGCAAGTTTTGGGATCGCCTGAACCTGTTCAACAAGAACGAGACGGCGGTCAAGATCGCTCGTAAGCAGTTGGCGTCGATCTGTGCGGCTCTGAACTTTGCTTCGCTGCCAAGTGACTCGGTTCAGTTGCACAACAAGCCGATGAAGGTCGTCATTACCCACAAGGAAAACAAGCAGGGCAACCTTGAAACCCGCGCTGGGTACTACGGCTTGAATGCTCCTGTGGCTGCGGAGGCGGCTCTGGCTGCGGCTCCTGCTGCTTCAAGTGCGAAGCCTTGGGAACGTCATAAGAAGTAAATAAAGGAGCGCGGCATTCGGAGGCGTGATACCCGCCTTACCCCGATACAACCGAGTGTCGCGCTCCCCTTTGGGGGAATCATGGTCA